TTGTAACAAAGGTCTAATATATTTTTATAATCATCCATATTTTTATAAAGGAAAAAGGGAGCCGAAGCTCCCAATTCTAGTCCTCCTCCTTTTTTGATTGAAGTGATTCAAGATAAGTCTTCTTGACCATGATGTATTGCTCATCATTACAAGCGACCAACTTGGTTGTGATGTTTAACAAGACTGCCTTAGTGACTTCGTCTGCAAAGTCTCCATTAAGTTTGTCTTGAAGTTCTGAGATGTCATCTCTAAGAGATTGAACCTCGTGGTTCTCGGAAACTGCATCTTCGATGCGAGAGTCCACTTGCTCGTTCACCAACTCCTCGATGGCGTATTGTACATCAGACATATTGTCCTCCTTGGTAGTACGTTAAGGGATTATTCCCTCTTATGTTATATCATGGGATTAAATGGGAGTCAAGCACTAAGCCATGCAAAGATTAGATTTCCCTTATGCAAAAAATACCTGACAGGCCTGTGACATTATTGCAACAAAGTGTGACATAAATGTCACATGCGACCTAAAAAAATTTGCCGAAAGGACTAGCTTCGATAGTGAAACTTGGGCGAGGAACGAGACCTAGTGTAGCTTGCGAAGCTAGTCCTTTTAAGGATAGGGGTAACTGATAGCAAAAGGTAACTGACTTGAGATTACTAAGAGGGGGTACCCCCTAAATACGGGGCATAAGGGTAACTTACACATCTATATTACAAAGATTGATAAATTCATTCGAATGTATTATTGTTCGGGTATGAATTATGAAGCCTTACCCAAAGAAGTGTTACAAGAAGTTCTGTTACTGGAGCAACAACATAAGCGACTTGAAACCAGAGAAGTAGCCCAAACTAAATTTCTAGCCTATGCTAAACATGTATATGAGGGTTTTATTGAGGGTAGACATCATCGTGTTATTGCCGAAAAGCTCGAGGACATTGCATCGGGTAACTTGAAGCGTTTGATCATCAACATGCCTCCTAGACACTCGAAATCAGAATTAGCCTCATATTTAATGCCTTCGTGGTTCTTGGGTCGTAATCCTAAATTAAAAATCATTCAGGCTACCATGAACACGGAACTTGCTGTAAGATTCGGTAGGAAGGTTCGTGATCTCATTGCCGATCCCATATATGCTGAGATCTTTCCCAAGACGGACTTGAAACAGGATAGCCAGGCCGCAGGTCGTTGGGAGACTAGTGCCGGTGGGGAATATTTCGCTGCAGGGGTGGGTGCTGCAATGACTGGTCGTGGTGCCGATTTGTTGATCATTGATGACCCACACTCGGAACAAGATGCATTGTCCACGGTTGCTTATGATAATACATACGAATGGTATACTTCTGGACCAAGACAGAGATTACAACCGGGGGGTACCATCATTATTGTGCAGACAAGATGGTCTAAGAAAGACCTCACGGGGCGATTAGTACAGAATATGGCGATGGACAGTATGTCCGATCAATGGGAGGTTATAGAATTTCCAGCGATACTTCCAAATGATAAACCATTATGGCCCGAGTTTTGGGAAACGGATGAACTATTAAAGGTCAAGGCATCACTGTCCCCGGTCAAGTGGAACGCACAGTGGCAACAAAATCCGACATCGGAAGCTGTTGCGATGATCAAAAGAGATTGGTGGCAAGCGTGGGAGAGACAAGATACACCCAGATTAGATTATATAGTGCAGAGTTATGATACGGCTTACAGTAAAAAAGAGACTGCTGACTATAGTGCGATTACAACTTGGGGTGTGTTTGAGCCGAAGGAAGATGGTGAGCAACATTTGATAATGTTAGATGCGAAAAAAGGGCGATGGAATTTTCCAGAGCTAAAAGAAATAGCCATAGAAGAAAATGAATACTGGGAACCAGATTTAATGCTAATTGAGGCGAAGGCATCTGGTCAACCTCTGGCTGATGAACTAAGATTATTAAATCTTCCCGTTACTACGTTTAGTCCTGGCAGACGAAAAGGTGGTGGGGGTGTTGATAAAACTATGAGGATGCATATCGTGTCACCTATTTTCGAATCGGGTAAAGTATGGTATCCTGAAGGAGAGAAATTTGCAGAAGATGTTATTGAAGAAGTTGCATCTTTTCCGAATGGCGATCATGATGACTATTGTGATAGTATGACAATGGCAGTGATGCGTTTTAGGCAAGGCGGGTTTATTGATTTAAAAGGCGAAGAGATCCCAGAGAATTGGTATCCTCGTAGAGCAAGAGAGTATTATTAATCAAGGAGAAGACAATGGGATTATCACTAACAGAACCAAAAACTGGACCTTTAAGTAAAAAAGAAAAAGAAAAAAATAAAAAAAAGCAGAAAAATGTTAAAGGTCAAGGCTCAAACATAGAGGGTAATTTAAGAACTGGAAGAAACACTCAACAGTACAGTTACATGCCGGCTTCTGCTAAAGATGCTATCTATAAATCAAAAGCTAAACCAACGACACCAAAACCTAAAACAAAAGCTATGTATGGGCAGGGTCAAGTAATAGATGTTTCAACAAAAGGAAAAAAGAATCAACTAGCTCTAAAGAAAGCAACAAAGAAAATGAACATGGGTGGTGTTATGAAAGCTCGTGGTGGGTCATTTAAAGGGACTTACTAATGTCAGATGATAGAAAAAGATTACAAGCTGAGTTTATTGCTGTAAAAAAAGCACAACAGAAAGCTAAAAAGAATTCTCCAAAGAATTTGACAACAAAACAAAAAAATTTCTTGAGAGCAAAAAGTGAAAGAGAGCTAAGTCGTATACAAGATTTAATTGAAAAAGAGGATAGAAAAAATCCTGGTCCTCCTATGAAAAAATCTGAAGCAGATAAAAAAGAAAAAGAAACACGACAGATAAGAGAAGGAACGATCAAAGATAAAATACCGGGTGTTGGTAATATTACTAGAAAAAATGCACCGTCCTCTGTAAAGAAGGAAAGAGAAACAGATCTTCAAAGGTTAGAGAGAATCAAGAAGTCTCAAGCAAAAGACGATGCTGATTTTAAAAAGAAACAAGAAGAATCCAACGTAAAGAAAACCAGTGGTAAAGCAACAGGCACCTCTCCAACTGCCGGTAGAAATATAAGGTCTAAACACTTTATTGGTAAAAAGCTCAACATGGGTGGAGCCATAATGAAGAACCGTGGTGGAATGTTTAAAGGAACCTACTAATGGCAGACTATGAAAAAGAAAAAAAGAAGATAAAAAAGAAAACTAAGAAATTAGGTCTTTTTAGTGCAGGACCAAGTCCTATCAGAATAGCTGCTATAGCTATGGAGAATAAACGCAGAAAGAAACAAAGAAAAAAAGATCTTGCAGCATTGCCTATGAAAGTTGATAATTTTCAATTTGATCATGAGCTTAGAAAAACAAAACAAAGCGTGGGTATGAAAGATCCAGAGTCAAAGACTATGAAGTTTGAAAGAGTAAGAAAAAACATGGGTGGTGTTATGAAAGCTCGTGGCGGAATGTTCAAAGGAACTTACTAATGAAAAAAAAGCCTATTAAAAAGATAAGGGTAACTAAAGGCTATACTGTTACTAATCGTTTTTCTGATAGAATGCTTCCTAATAAAAAGAAGACAACAAGGATTACTTAATGGCTAGAGATAACGCTGTTGAATATAGTATTGACCAAGCTCAACGGATGTTTGGTAAAGGGGTCGAGGTTATTGGTCGTGCCGCTGGTATTGAATCTATTTTTAATTACGGACAAGAGATAGTCAAACAACAAGACGAGGATATACGTCTTGGACAATACAAACCACAATATACAGTCGGGCTTCGTGAAGCCTACAATCAAGGTGGTATTGATGATGGTATTGGTTGGTTACTAGAAAAAACTGGTGAGAACGTAGCAAGTGGTGGTGCAGCTTTAGTCGGTGGATTAGCGTCTGCTTTAACGGCTCCATTTAGTGTGCCTGCCGCAGCCTTGATCGGTGGAGCGACACTCGTTGGTTCGGGCATCATGGGCACTGGTGAAACTGCCGAGGAAATGGAACAGAAAACGGGTGACTACAACGAAGCAGTCGCCATCGGTGCAGGAACCATTATTGGTATCTTAGATAGATTTGGTGCTGGAAAAGTGATTCCAAAAGATGAACTTCTATCCATGACAGGAAAGCAGTTAATCAAAGCTTTAGGTGCAGAAGGTAAAACAGATGCTGCCAAAGAAATAGGAAAACGAATTGGTAAGTCGATAGCTTTTGAGGGTGCAACAGAAGGTGTACAAGAGGGAGTTGTTATGGGAGCCACTGGTCTAACTGGTGGTGAATATACTGGACTTGAGGTTGCCGATAGAATTTTAGAAGGAACTCTTTTAGGTAGCACAATGGGTGGTGCGACAACTGGTGGTATTGAAGCATTGCGTCAAGGACCGGGAGTCGTGAATCAAATACAAGATATTATGTCGGGACCTGGGCCTGGGGGTCTTACTCCACAGATGGCTATGGCAGGAGCACAACTTAGTCCAGACCGAGCACAGATGTCTTTAATACCAGACGTACCAAAGACAAGTGCTGAAATATTAATGAGTGAGAAAGCTGGAGATGAAACTGGAGGAGGTGCCCCAGTAGACCCAGTTATGACAGAGGATCCAGATAAACTAACAAGAGATCCCGATGACAATATAGCCATGACTGATGGTGGCAGACACTTTTCAAGATTAGCCCTAAGACTACAACAACTTCCGTTTGATGCAGAAGGTTTGACGGGTAGACAAGTTCTTCAAGAGTTAGGTGTTCTTGGAGAAAAAGACAATAAAATGCCATCGAATAAAAAGAAAAGAGACTACATAGGATCGATAACTGAAGTAAGAAATGTTGATACGGGTATTCCTAGTGTTAAAACTATAATGAAACCAGAAGTAGCAAGCAACCCAGAATTAAAAGCTAAGTTTATTGCTGCCAAAAAAGCAGGGGTACCTCCACCTGATGATTTAGTTGAAACTGTTCCTGTATTAGATAATGAAGGCAAACCAGTTACAATTAAAGGTCCTGCTCCAACATTTACATTTAATAAACAAGTAAAAGTCCCTGGAAATTTTGTCATGGACGACCAAGGTAATGCAAAACCTGAGTTTGTGTCTAGCTCCACTCCGTCTTCAAATAAAGGTGGAGACTTATATCAATCTGGATTAGAAGATTTTCTATTTAAAAATTTAGATAATAAAATTTCTAAAGACGAATTATTAGATGAATATACAGCGTATAGACCACAATTAACAACAGCACTTCTTTTAGGTAGTCTAGGACAAAGAGCTCACGGAACATATAGTGGCAGTAGTTTAGAATACATACAAAGAATTCCACAATTAGTTGAAGGTGTAGGTATTACTAATAGTATTGTTCCGAATACGCCTGATAGAAAGTTTGATACTGTTTATGACGATTTTGGTATTGTTCAATACATTCCTAATCAAGAAACTCTTTTAGGACGTACTAAGTTTCCTTTCCCAACTAAAAAACAAGACGAAGAATTTCAAAATAAAAACACAGATTCTATAATAAGAGCAAGACAAAATATTAGTAATGAAGGTGGAGGAACTGATCCCACTAATGACGAAATTGATGCTTGGCTTTTGAAGAATGAGCCTAGCACAGTAGCAGAGCTTAACTCTTTAGCACAACAATTAGGTTACAATGATCCATTCGGACAAGTGCTTGATACAAGATCAACAGCGGTACCTTTTCATAAGTACTATGAAACTAAATCTATTTTAGATAATGCAGACAGTACGGGAACACTAACTGACGATCCTAACAGTGGTAAACCTACTTACACGGCTCATACCAGAGGTGAAATTGTTGTAGATAATGAGACCAATGAAGCTCTTGCACAAGCTTCTGAGACACAAAGCGATCTTCAAAGACGATACGAAAAAGATTTAGATAGAACTTTACCAGAGCCCGGAGCTTGGAGCTTTAGTGAAACCGATGATAGATACATGTTAACACCTAGTGACATGAGAACTCTTGACGAGGCAAAAGGTGCTACGATTGATTCAAAGCCAGAAGATTCACTTGTTACTTACGAAGAAGAAAAGAACGCACTTAAAGAGACACAAAAAAAGGTTGAAGAAGATACCCTTATGGAACAAGCTAGATTAGATGGGTATCTAAATGAGAAAAATAAATTATCAAATCTACAATTTGTTCAAGATAAAATTGAAGGATTAGAAGAACAAGAGTACGAGTTTACAAAAGAATTCTTACCTAAGTTTTTTAAAACAATAGATGATAAAATTCAATTCAATATTGACACAAATAATATTCAAATAGATAACGAAAAGCAAGGTGCTAAAGCAAGAGCAAGAGACGCAATAATAGCTAATAGTGGAGAGTTTTTATTTCCATCCTCTACCATCAAGGAGCCTACTGAAGGACAGATAAATGAATATATTTTGAAAAATGAACCTAAACTATACAAATCAATAAAGGCTCTAGACTCTCGTAAAGAAAGATTAAAAGAAGCGGAACATTTAAGATTTATTAGAAACTTAAAAGATGAGTTTTATGACTACGGTGCTACGGGAGGAGATATTTCTAAGTTTCGTGAAATGTTATTAAGAAGAAAAAAATTAAATGAATCTATTCTTTCTATAAAACTGAGAGATAATGAATCTATGATGAGAACGGGTCTTCAAAAGAAATTCAATCCTGTTTACACATTTTTAGATGGTGTACCTTCTTTTATGCCCGGCTATGCTCAAAATAAATTTTTAAGAGAATCAGGTGGTTTACACGGAGAAGAACCGATTCATGTATATTACGGACAAGATCTTGAAGTGGATCCGCAAATAAATCAATTCTCTGTAAATGATCAACCCGTTTTTGGTTCTCAACCTCATCCATTATTTTTGAACAATCATATGATGCAAGGAGATGATACTGTTTTGGTAAATAAAGAAAGCCATTTTGGTAAACATGATGTAAGAGATGATTTTAAAAGAAATGATTTTGAGTTTATTTTTGATATGATAGGAGGCGAGATTGAAAGAGAAGGTTTTAATTCAGATAAAACCAAAGCAGTCATAAAAGACTATATAGAATATCCAACAATGCAACCTGTTAACAGTTTAGAAGCCACTTCTTGGGTACAGAAAAAAGAAATAGAAAGAATGACTCCTCCTCAAAAAGCAAAAGCATATGCTGAGCATACTCAAAACATAGATAGCTTTATTTTAACTGCTTTAGGGCAAGGTATAAAGCCTTCTGAAATTTATCGCATGGTAAAGAACATCATAACAAAAGAAGTTTTAAACAGACAAGCAGTTAATATAATATCAAGAAAAACGGCTAATGAAGTTAGAAAAAAACATAAGAACGAGCTAGATCAAATACAATTTTCGGACAGAGGATTTGAAGACACTTCAGGTGAGTTTACTGAGAATGCAACAATAGTTCGAGACATGCTTTCAAACAAAGCTATCGATACAGCAAGGGCAGCTAATAAAAAGTTGATAAATAGATTTGAAAAAGAATTAGGCTTTGTTCCCGTTTTTGCCCCCGAAACATATAACGAAGATGTTTTAGGTATGGGTGATGTTAGTGATATAACAATTGGAACAGACACGGGAGGGTCTACTATAAGACCTGCAGCCTTTACTAATCGAGACAACAGATTAAATGATATAAGAAAAAATTTAGCAGATGCTTTTTCCTTTAAATTGATAAATCCAACTGAGCTTAATCTTCCTTCTGATACCGAAAGTTTTTCGGCTATATCAAACTTTAACCCTAATATTTTTGAACAACTAGTAGCACAAAAAACATTGCAAAGAGGATATGACGGGCAAACAGTTCAAGCTATAAATAAAGATATATCAGACTCTATTAAATTTTTAGAGAGTTTTAAAAAAGAAGAACAAGAAGCTTCTGATGCAGTACTGGCTTATGATCCTGAAGGTAAAGAATTAGCAAGAAGGCTTTCTTTGATATCGGGGGACATTGGTAATGCAGACCCACAGCAAGTTAAAGATTTAATCAAAGCCATAAATGCAGGTAGAATAAAATTTAGAACACCTGCTTTTGGGGAAAGCTCTTCAGCAGACAGATTTAGCTATAGAAATTTAATACATTATGCTATGAATGATATGCCTAATCCTATAACTGGGGAGAAAGGTTTAGATGGAATTATAATACCTCATAGATTAGATCAGAAAGAGGTTCCTGGAGGAAGAGGTGGAACGGATGAAAGCTTTGGTTTAAATAAATATGAAGCGATACCTAAAAAAGTATTGGATGAAATAGCTAAAGAAACAGGTGCAACTGTTATACAAGACTATCCTATGAAGTATAAAGGCAAGTCTGGTAAAGTGTATCCTTCGAAGAGACCCGTTACTAAATTAATATTTAATAAAGACTTCAAGGGTAAAGCAATTGCTCAATATAAAAAAGGTGGTATATTTGAGAAGTTTAGAAAGGTAAGTTAATGGCAATAGAACCAAGACAAATAGCAGGCATGGTAGAAGAGTCAATGGGAGCAGGGGGATCGATGATGCCCGAAGAAGATAGTCTAGCCATTGAATTAGATGACAGTCAAGACGTATTACCAGAAGGTATTGAACTAGTAGATGAAGAGGCAGTAGAAGTTGAAACCGAAGAATATAGACATGATGCCAATCTCGCAGAGGTTCTTGACGATGACATTCTTGGAGAACTATCATCTGATATACAAGCTAAAGTTCGTGAGGACTTAGAGTCCAGAGAAGATTGGGAAGAAGCTATATCAAAAGGATTAGGGTTACTTGGTATAAATTACGAAGATCGAAGTGAACCCTTCTTAGGAGCAAGTGGTGTAACACATCCTTTACTGTCTGAAGCCGTAACACAGTTTCAAGCACAGTCTTACAAAGAGATGTTACCAAGTGGAGGACCTGTAAAGACTCAAGTTCTTGGGACACCAACACAAGAAACTGAAGCACAAGCTCAGCGTGTAGAAGATTTCATGAATTATCAGATTACTGAAATTATGGAAGAGTATGACCCAGATACAGATCAAATGCTATTTTATTTGCCTTTGACGGGTTCTACATTTAAAAAGATTTACTTTGATGAAACCAAACAGAGAGCCGTTTCTAAGTTTGTTCCAGCAGAAGATATGGTTGTTCCGTATTCAGCTTCTGATTTAAGAACAGCTGAAAGGGTTACACATGTAGTTAGAATGACATATAATGATATTCGTAAACTACAAATAGCAGGAGTATACAAAGATGTTGAACTATCTGAAACAAATGATGGTGAAGACGAAGGAGCTATCCAAGAGCGTACTGATGAGTTGTTGGGATTACGTCCAAACTATTCTGATGACACTTATACCTTGTTGGAATGCCACATGGACTTGGACTTGGAAGGTTTTGAAGACAAGGATATGGAGGGGAATTCTTCGGGTATTATGTTGCCTTATATTGTCACCCTTGATCAAAGTTCTGGAAAAGTGCTATCGATTTCTAGAAACTTTAGAGAACAAGACCCATTAAAAAGAAAAAGACAATATTTTGCTCATTTCAAATTTTTACCAGGATTTGGATTTTATGGTCTTGGCTTATTGCACACAATCGGTGGTCTGTCTCGTGCAGCCACATCAATTTTAAGGCAGTTAATTGATGCAGGTACGCTCTCTAATCTTCCGGCTGGCTTTAAATCTCGTGGTGTTCGCATTCGTAATGATGATGAGCCTCTTAATCCTGGGGAGTTTAGGGACATCGATGTCCCAGGCGGAGATCTCAAAAACTCAATCATCCCATTGCCATACAAAGAGCCGTCAGCCACACTAGCAAATCTATTAGGTGTGGTTGTTGACTCTGGTAGACGTTTTGCACAAGTAGCTGATGCAAAAGTAGCTGATATGAACTCGCAAGCACCCGTTGGAACGACTGTTGCCTTGATTGAACAAGGTTCAAAGATCATTTCAAGCATACATAAGCGTTTACATTACGCTCAAAAGCAAGAATTTCGTATGTTAGCCGAGATTTTTGCCGAAAATCCAGTACCATACCCTTATTTTGTTGGAAATGTGCCTCCAGAGACGATGCAAGCCGACTTTGATGGTCGTGTGGACATACTTCCAGTGTCAGATCCGAACATTTTCTCTATGGCACAGCGATTATCACTGGCTCAAACACAATTACAACTAGCTCAAGCAGCTCCACAGATACATAATGTGGAAGAAGCGTATAGACGTATGTATGATGCGTTGGATATCAAGAATATTGAGGCTATTTTACCTCCGAAGCCTCAACCTAAACCAGTTGATCCAGCAACCGAGAACGGTAATGCTATGAAAAACATGACATTACAAGTGTTTCCAGAGCAAGATCATGAAGCTCATGTTAGAGCACATATATCCATGTTATCTAGTCAAACATCACAAGCGAATCCACAAGGTTACATCATGTTACAAGCACATGTACAAGAACATGTGGGTATGATGGCTCGTGATCAAGTAACAACATACTTTCAAAAAGCAATGCAACAAGCTCAAATGGCTGGGCAACAAGTTCCACCTATTGATCCTGCAGCCGTTGAAGCGGCAATCGCTCAACAAGTTGGTGAGATCCTAAATGAGTTAATGCCTGCTCTAGCTCCACCGACACCAGAAGATCCGTTGGTAGAAATTAGAAAGAAAGAGCTAGAAAACGATACTGTCGAGCTACAACGTAAGACAATGAATGATCAAATGGATTTTGCAATTGATCAAGCTAAATTACAACAAGCTTATGAGTTAGCTCAACAAAGACAAACCCTACAAGAGAGCATTGCCGAAGATAGAAACGATGTGAACATCTATCGTATTAACACGGCGGCATCTTTGAAAGGTAAGTAACCTGTGATATAATCTGGATATGGATCCAGTAACTATATCATTAGCCGTAGGCGTGGCATCAAAAGCTTTTAGTGCAATCAAGCAAGGATTTGCCGTTGGTCGTGACATTGAACAAATGTCGGGGGACATTGGTAGATGGATGGGAGCTATATCAGATGTGGATCATGCAGAAAAGCAAGCCAAGAATCCTCCCTTGTTTGGAAAACTTTTTAAAGCAGGTTCTATTGAGGAGGCGGCAATGGCTGCGTACGCTGCAAAAAAGAAACTTGAGGAACAAAGATACGAACTCAAGATGTTTTTGAATTTAACTCATGGACCACAAGCCTATGATGAACTTCTACAGATGGAAGGTCAGATCAGAAAACAGCGTCAACAAACAGTTTACAAACAACAACAGATGAGACGACAGATAGGTGAGGGTATTGCTTGGTTGTTTCTTGCTTTAGTAGTGGGTGGATTTTTATTATTATTAGCAAGTTTATTTTCCAGTAAAGCCTATGGTAGTGATTACACATATGTGCCAAAGCCATACACGAAACAACAACTACAGAATCAAGGTAAGATTGAGAAAAAGAAGTATACAACATGCCGTTTAAAAAAAAGAATAAAATCTAAAACAAAACAGATGGCTTGTATTTATGTAGGGAACAATCAAACATATGAGTTAATGATTGAGAGTTGGTGCCCAAAGCAATATAAATGTCGGTATAATCCGTGGGGAAAAGAGCCAAATATCGATGATGTCATTGATTCGTTAAACAATGCAACGAAAGGTAAATAAATGGAAAATATGGTATTAGATGCATGGAATGATTTATCGTACCTAGAAGGTATACTGTTTACATTTTGGCTTTTTATCTTATACTATGGTAAGGTTTGGATAGATAGTAGATTTTCCAAGAAGGATTGCAAATGTTCGCAGCGTTAATTGGACCTATTGCAAATCTAGCGACTAGCTGGATGGATAATAAGGTTGAGAAGACAAAAGCAGAAGGCAAAGCTAAAGTTGCCACAGTTATGGCTAAAGCTAAAGTTGCCGAGAGAGTTGCAGCTGGCGAAGTCGAGTGGGAAAAGTCTATGGCTGATGCTACTGATGGATCCTGGAAAGACGAATTTGCCTTAGTTGTCCTACTTTTGCCTGCAATTTTGGTCTTCATTCCGTCATTCACAGAATATGTAAGAACTGGTTTTGAAGTATTAAACACTCTACCAGATTGGTACCAGTACCTTTTATTTATAGCGGTAAGTAGTTCATTTGGTATTAAGGGTGTTGGACAAGCCATGAAACTCATGGGTAAAAAGTAATGGTTAGAGTAAAACAATTCGCAGATGATTTAGCAATAAGCACAAAAAAAGCTAAAGACTTAATTAACAAAGGTCGTAACCGAAAAGACGGTGGATCGCAAATCTTGGAGAGTGTAATGTCTGATACAGATAAAAAGAAAAAGAAAAAGAAAAAACAACTAAAGCCAG